AAACAGAGAACCACGAACAGTGGGCGGTTGATATGGCGATCGCTGCGTTGGCTCACCTCGAAGGCGACCAAAGCACCCGCATCCCTCCACCGATCACCGAAGAGGAAGGTTATCGCCTTAATACGTCGTGGCACGCGGGCGCTATTTTCCGTGATGGCGCGAACTGGATGCGTGATCGCGTAATTAAGTGGCAAGCTGGTGAGCAGGAGGATTCATGCTGATCGGCTTCGTTCTGCTTCTAGCCTCCTCGACCGTTGAGCTAATGCCGATCAGCGAGCGCATTTATCCCAACAAAGCGTCCTGCGAGCTAATAAAAAAGAAATTGCTTGAGCGTAGACCTACTGTGCACCTTGAGTATGCTGAAGTTTTCAATTAATCTTAAAAAAATTAACTTTAAGTTTAATAAAAAGGGATGCTATTACACAGATGAAACCATTTGATGAAACGCTTCAAGAATTTGGCATAGAAAACTTTAAAGTTGATTTAGCCATTGAAAATGGCGATATAGCTGTAAATGACTTCGGTGACTTACTCCTAAATAATAAAGAGGTTGATTCTATTTATAGATTCCTATCAAAATGGAGGCGTCAAACTGCAACACTTGAAAGTCTGTTCGAATTATGGAAATCAAACAGACAAGAAAGAATTACTTTAGAACAAGTGAAGTCTATAAATTCAATAAAGGATCACATTTTTAGAGAGGAAGAGGTTGCTTCGTATAGAGAGGCTGAAGCAGCCATTGCAGGAGCGATTTTTGTTTTGCTATCTACCTTGATTAAGACTCCTACGGTAAAACTTAGTCGCGATAGTGAGGTGACATTCAATGGAATACCAATTGATAAAATCATTCAGTCTGCGGCTAACAACTTTCGCCATTATGACGAATGGTCAAACATAAAAAAACAATACACTGATAAACAATTAAAATCAGTTAAAATATTAGAGACAGCATTGAATCTGCAAGTCGATGGAAATAGTAAATCAATAATAAGCAATATTTGCTCGGACTTACTATTTGCCATAGCAAATTATGAACTAAAAAACCTAAATAAACTGATTCATGGTTTCACTAAAGAATTGTGGGATTCAATTAAAGTAAAAAATTGACTACTTACCACTTAAACGCTCCCAAAATATAAACCGCAAACTGGCGGTTTTTTTGTGCCTGCCATCATGAAAAATCGAATCCGCGCGCACTACACGCGCAATCAGCCTTTCTATGAAGTTGCCGCCATCGGTAGTTTTTGGATCACGCTGCTGATCGCAGCTTTTATTCTGGAGGCCAATATTAAATGACTGAATTTAAACTCAGCCCTTACTGCGCGGCTCTTAAAGCACTGCGTGCTCAGCCTACCCACCAGTTAAAACAAGTTGGTGATCAGTGGCGTTCGCCGGACCGCCTCTGGTGGGGAATCAATTCGATGTTCGGCCCGTTTGTGCTTGACCTGTTCGCGGATCGGGATAACGCCAAATGCGAGGCGTTTTACAGTGCTGAGGATAACGCGCTCACTCAAAACTGGAGCTGCCGCCTGGCGGAACTCAATGGCGCTGCATTCGCGAATCCACCTTATTCTCGCGCCAGTCAGTACGAGGGCCAGTACATTACCGGCATGCGTCAGATTATGGCTTACACGCTGGCAATGCGTGAGACCGGCGGTCGGTACGTATTCCTGATCAAAGCAGCAACTGGCGAAGTGTGGTGGCCTGAAGAGGCGGACCATGTAGCTTTTATTCGTGGACGCATCAGTTTTGACCTCCCTGTCTGGTATCGCCCCGAGGAGGGCCAACCAGCGGAATCATCCGCCGGATTCGGCGCGGCGATCGCGGTGTTCGATAAAACGTGGCGCGGGCTTAAGTTCGACTACATCAGCCGAGACCATCTGGAAGCGCGCGGCGACGCATTCATGGCGCAGATTGAGCGCGCCGCCGCTCGTTTAACTCCCTCCGTGCAGGCATTGATTACCCCTGAAACGACAAATGATGTCTGGTCAGCTGAAGTTACGCTTTTGGCCGAGCAGGTGCCGACACTAATTTCTCTTCCACACGAACACCAGCGGAAAGTTAAGCACCACATTAACCGCATGCTGCTGGAGCGCCAGCCGTCAGCCGAAATCATCTCAGCAGCGCAATCACTCACCGCCACCTTTGGAGAGCACACCCAATGAGGGAAATCATCGTTGATAATTTTGCAGGTGGCGGCGGGGCCAGCACCGGCATTGAAATGGCTACGGGCCGCAGCGTGGATATCGCTATCAATCACGACCAGAACGCGATCGCCATGCACACCACTAATCACCCGGATACGCTGCATTACTGCGAATCGGTGTTCGACATTGACCCGATTGCAGCGACCGCTGGCGCGCCGGTGGGCCTTGCATGGTTTTCGCCGGACTGCCGCCACTTCAGCAAGGCCAAAGGCAGCAAGCCAGTTAAGAAAGAGATTCGCGGGCTGGCGTGGATCGTCATTCGATGGGCGCTGGCGAAGCGCCCACGCGTTGTCATGCTGGAGAACGTGGAAGAGTTCCAAACGTGGGGGCCGCTGCTGGCGGACGAAGACAGGCCCGACCCGGAACGCGCGGGCGCGACGTTCGCCGCTTTCGTTGGCATGCTCAGCACCGGCGTGGCGGCTGATCACCCGGCACTGAATGAGGTGTGTGAATTCTTGCAGATTAATCGCCACAGCGCTGACGCCCGCCGTTTGACGGCCGGTCTCGGTTACGCTGTTGAATATCGCGAATTGCGTGCCTGCGACTATGGCGCGCCGACAATCCGAAAACGCTTCTTCATGGTGATGCGCTGCGATGATCAGCCGATTGCGTGGCCGCAACCTTCACACGCTGATCCAAAAAGCCTGGCAGTTCAATCCGGCCATCTGAAGCCATGGCGCACCGCAGCGGAATGCATCGACTGGTCAATTCCCTGCCCCAGCATATTCGAACGCAGTAAGCCGCTGGCGGAAAATACGCTTAAGCGCATAGCGCGCGGCATCCAGCGCTTCGTGATCGACAACCCGACGCCGTTCATCGTGAAATGCAACCACACCACCAGCAAAGGCAGCTACGACTCTTTCCGAGGACAGTCGCTGGATGACCCGCTTCAGACCATCACTAAAACGCACGGTTATGCTGTGGTCGCGCCTGTGTTTGCCGGCACCGGCGGTTCGACATTCCAGATGAAGCCGCGCCCGGTTGATAAACCGTTCTTCACGCTGCTGACTCAGAATCGCACCAACGTGATATGCCCACTGCTTGCGCCGGTTATATCCCGACAGTTCGGCAACAGCATCGGACATCCAGTTGATGATCCGGCGGGAACGGTAACGGCCGGCGGCGGCGGTAAAAGCGCATTAGTTTGCCCGACCTTAATTCAGATGGGATATGGAGAACGCCAGGGGCAAGCGCCTCGCACTCTCAATTTGCACAAGCCTGTGGGCACTGTAACGGCTGGGGGCAATAAATTTGCAGTGGTGTCGACGTTTCTGGCTAAACACTTCGGCGGCAATTACACCGGTCCCGTCGCCGCGATGGATACGCCAGCCCACACTGTCACGACCACCGATCATCACGCGCTGGTAACGAGCAATCTGGTAAAGCTGCGCGGCACCTGTAAAGACGGCCAGCGCACCGACACGCCTATGCCAACAATCACCGCCGGCGGCCAGCATGTCGGCGAAGTACGCGCATTCCTGATGAAGTATTACGGAAAAGAAAAAGGCGGTGTTGGGCTTAACGAACCGCTCGGCACGGTTACAACGAACGATCGCTTTGGCCTGGTCACGGTTGACGGCGCTTATTACCAAATCGTTGATATCGGCATGCGCATGCTTCAACCACATGAGCTTTACGCGGCACAAGGCTTCCCTTCCTGGTATGTTATTGACCGCGACTATCGCGGCAATAAATACGCCAAAGATAAGCAGGTGGCGCGCTGTGGCAACGCTGTGCCGCCGCCGTTCGCCGAGGCGCTAGTGCGCGCCAATCTTCCCGAAATGTGTTCCCCAATTGCTCAGGAGAAAATCGCATGAGCCTTGATGTAATGCCCATCTCCACGTACTGCCAAACCACCGGGGAATCGGTAGACGCCATTAACAAACGGATACAAAGGAAGATCTGGCAGGAGGGTGTTCACGTATTAAAAGTGGACGGCGTCCGGGAACGCTGGATTGATCTTGAGGAGATAAATAGATGGGCCAGACAAAGCAAGGACCCGCTCTACCGCGCGGAATAACAGTTCGCCAGCATAAGACTGGCGAAACGCTTCAGTTAACTTTTACGTTTAATGGGGTTTTGTGCAGAGAACCCCTTTCAGGAATGGAGGTGAATCCACGAAATATAAAATATGCGGAGAGGTTTCTTGGTGAGATTCAAAATAGAATTTCACAGGGTGATTTTAACTATCTGCAATATTTTCCACGTTCAAAGAAAGCCGTGCTCTTTGGGCATCACAAAAAGAAAAAGAGGGTCAAAGATTATCTGGACGAGTACTTAGTGATCAGCGAGAACCGCAATCTGTCCCCTTCTACTATTGACGGTTATAGGAAATGCATGAAGGCTCTGCGCGCGCTACACAACATCTACGTTACCGAGCTAACGCCAGCTGCGCTCAAAAGCTGGGTATCCAGCCAAACCACCAAGCTGAAAACGATCCGCAACCGGCTATCGTTCTTGCGTAGCGCCATTGATGAAGCGGTCACCGACGGGCTGATCAACGATAATCCGGTAGCTCACATCAACGCATCGCGCTATTTCTCGATTGAATCAGGCAATACGGAAGAATATGAAGTCGATCCGTTCACGCCGGATGAAATAAAGGTTATTTACCTGAACTGCCGCTATTTACAGTGGAAGACAACTTTCCAGTTTGCTTTCAATACCGGCGTGCGCCCGTCGGAACTATGCGCGCTGAAATGGTCGGACATTGATTTTCAGAAACGAACCGCGTTTGTGCAGAACGCGGTCGTTGAGGGTGTTTACAAAGGAACCAAAACAAAGTCTGGTACCCGTAAAATTGAACTGAATGATGAAGCAATGCAAGCGCTTAACGATCAAAAACAGTTCACCCTGATGAAAAGCCTGTATGTTTTTGAGGATCCGACCATTGGCGAACCGTGGTTAGGCTCAAAGGCCATCCATCAAAAAGCATGGCGCTACATCATGAGGGATTCACGGCTTCGGTACCGCAACCCTTACCAGACTCGCCACACGTTCGCGACCATGCATATCAGCGCCGGGGCCAACCTGTTTTGGCTCTGCAAACAGATGGGGCATAAAGGGCCCGATATGTTGTTCAGAAATTATGGTTCTTATCTTTCCGATTACGATGGTCACCTGTCGCGCCCGAGCATCAAAACCGGCAGCGAATAACCCCCACTTTGAGAAGAAATGCACGTATAGTGCACGCAGGAATCACCGACATGAAAAATGCTATTTATTACATGTTTTTACGAGGAAGTGAGAGCGGGTTCGAATCCCCCTCTCACCGCCACATTCTAAAGAAGAGCCTGAACGAAAGTTCAGGCTTTTTTTTGCCTGTTTTCTGCGAGGGGGATTCGAACCCCCGCAAAGTTTGATAGCTGCGAATACCGGTTAGCTGCGGATTTTGCTAGTCCTGCTCTTTTGACGATGTAGCTATCGTTTGGTAACTGGCGATAAGCTGCTTCAGGTGCATTTCCGCTTGTGTTAACTGATTCTGTGTAGCGTCATCGTCCGATTGCTGCAACACGCGCAGTTCCTCTTCCAGTGGCACCGTTACGTTGAACGCCTGCGTCATATTGTAGACCGCTGTTTTCAGTTCGCTCACCGTCAGATATTTGCCGCGCTTCTCGTCAAGTCCATTCAGGCGCTGCGACAACGCGTTGAGCTGCTCCATGCCCTGTTGCCATCGCTGCATTTTATCTGCTGGCATTGCTGCCGCGTTAAGCTGCTTGTTCCAGCGTGCGCTCATCGTTTTAACCGCATCC